CTGACGCCTTTTATCCCAGGAGCAAACTACAAGCCTGATTTAGGCGAGGATGTAGAATCCATTACTCCTGAGCAAGCAATCGAAAACGCCAACGCAGAGGCTAAGCAGAGAGCACTAGAGCGGTCCATCAGAGCGAACAAGGAAAAGCTCCACGTCGCTGAAAAATTGGGTGATAAAGAGCTGATGGATAAGTATAAGAGTAAGATACGCACCCAAAACGCTGCCTTGAAAGACTACATCGATAAGCACCCATTACTGAAACGGGATGAGGCAAGAGAAAAACTCTTCAAGAAAAACGAAAAACCAGCAAGCGTCAAGCCTGCTGGTAATAAGTCTTATGTTTCTTTAAAGGATAAATGGTTGTCAAATGCAGACCCTGACAAAGCCAGGGTTTCGGAAATGAATTTCTGGGAGCATAACGGCCAGAAGTATCAAGTCGATGGAAAGCATGTAGTGCTGGATTATTCCCAAAAAGAGAAAGAGGTAGGAGAATGGCTGTCTAAAACGTTTGGAAAACACGTCCAAATGGCGCCACGAGTGAACTTCCCAGAAAAAATCCCGAGCCCAGATTATTTAGTTGATGGTTTGAAATTTGACCTGAAAGAGATAACTGGTTCAGGAAAAGGGACGTTTGATCAAAATACTAGAAAAGCTAAAACTCAAGCTGAAAATATAGTTTACGATGTTACTGAGTCTGCTCTTACCGATAAAGAAATAGAGCGGCAACTTGAAGAAATATACAAATTCGGTCGTCGAGGACTTAATATTGCGATCGTCAAAAGAGGACATCGTTTGATTTATGCCACGAAAAAAAGGAACTGACTTAGGCGCCGACCTAAAATAGGCCATTGGGTGCCAAACCAGTTCCTTTATTTATTTAATTATACAACATTTTTACAAGGAACGCAAAAGAAGTGAGGCGATAACCGCTTGACCAGCAGAAAAGACTGCTATAAATTACTGTAAACCACTATAAACCGTATCGGATTCGATGCGGTTTTTTGCTTGACTTTATCCGCAGTCGGTAAAGAACGGAAGATAACACCTAATTCTAGGAGGACGGAAGAATGCCAGAAGACATT